GTCAAGAGGCTTGGTTTAATGAAGATGCACGTTTTTATAAAGACGTATATGTTTATGGAAATTTATATTACAACTTTGATGGCACAGATAGTTTAGATCTTGATAATTTAAATGTAACAGGTATAGCAACCTTTAAAGATATAGATGTTACAGGTTCTTTAGATATTACAGATCTAACTTTAAGAAATTTATTTTCAACAGGTATTGCTACATTTACAAGTGCAATATTACCAGAACTAGATAATCTTCAGGTTGGCATCCTGACTGTAAGTGAATTTTTTAGAGTAAGTGATGGAACAAATGAATATTTAACTGCAGCAGCAACTGGAGCGAGGGCAGGAAATGTTGGTATTGGTAGCACACTTCCAGATCAGAAATTAGATGTCGGTGGATCTATCCATATTGATGCTAATATATTTGACTCTGATAATACACCAGGTCTGGATGGATATTTTCTAAGTCGTGATGCAGATGGTATTCGTTGGGTTTCAGCACCACCTAACGCAACTGCTGATGGAATATTTGCTAGGAATGAAGGTGTAAACATTGGTGTTGGGTCATTCACCACTATTAATTTAATTGGTAATCGAAGTGGTGGTGATATTGTATTTGGAACAGATGCAGGTAGTGGTATATTAGATATTGATATCAGATCACGTTGGGTTCAGAATAATTCAGGCATCCATACAACAGCGAGAGTTGGTATAAATCTCGAAAATCCGACAAAACCTCTTGATGTTGATGGTGCAGCAAGAATCCGAAGTGATTTTGACGTTGATGGAATTGCATATCTTAATGATGCTCTTGATGTCGATGGAACAGCAACATTAAGAAATACTCTGAATGTTCAAGATAATGTCGATTTTGATCAAAATTTAAACGTAGATGGAGATACTACACTTGATAAATTAATTGTTGATGAAGATTCAACATTTAATGATAAAGTATTCATAGGTAATAGTGTTATTATCACAGGATTTACTACAGGTACGATATCTACATCAATATTAGCAATAGAGGCAAATAGGACAGGATTTGCTACATTCTCTGATTTTGCAGGTATCTCTACCTTCGCTAATATCGCTGGAGTAGCAACTATATCTGGATTTTCAACAAATTCACACAGAGCAGGTTTTGCTACATTCTCTGATTTTGCAGGTATATCAACGTTTGCAATACAAGCAGGTTTTGCTAAAACAGCAGGTTTATCTACTAATACAAATTTAATAGATGTAGATTCAACTGATGCAGACTCATCTCATCCTATCACATTTATTGATTCAAATTCTACAAGCACCTTTCATAAATTAAAGATTGATGCAAGTGATGGATTGGTATTTAATCCATCTTACAATTTGCTAACAGTTGGTGAAGTGAGTATCGCAGGTATTCTTACAGTCGGAGGAGCAACAACTGTATATAATTCTTTTGATGTAACTCAGAAAACTCATTTGAAGGGTCAACTTGAGGTTGATGGTGATGCAGTATTTGATGATTCAGTTGAGTTAAATTCTACTCTTATCGACATAAACGGTAGTGTTGCTGCTGGTAAGACTGACTACAGATTGTCCTCAGTTGGAACTGGAGTATCATGGAGACCACCAGGTGTTGAGACAACCAATATACTTTATGTTACTAAAGATGGTAATGATGCAAACTCAGGACTGCTTGAAGGTGATGCGAAAGCGACAATCGGAGGTGCTGCTGCAGTCGCATTAGATGGTGATACAATATATGTAAGACCAGGTGTTTACTTTGAGAATAATCCAGTTGGTTTAAGAACAGATGTATCAATATCTGGACAGGATTTGCGATTAGTTACTATTGTTCCAAACAATGTGAATGACGATATATTTCATGTAAGAAGAGGATGTTTAGTTGAAAACGTGAACTTTGCTGCTTCAAACTTCGGTGTGTTGCATGAGGGTTGTGGTTGTTTAGCATTTCCACCAATACAAGCAGACATTGACGCTGGTGATGCAACAGCAACACAAAGTGGATATATCGGACCAGGTCCTGCGAATGAGGGTCCGAGTGGTAGATGGAGATCACCATATGCAAGAAACTGCACAAACTTTATTACAGGCAGTATTGGACTGAAGATTGATGGTAGATATGCTAACGCTGCATACTCAGGCACTAATAATCTTGGACAAGATTTAAGAAGTATGGTGTGTGATTCATTTACACAATATAATGAAGCAGGTATCGGTGTATCAGTCACAAATAAAGCATATGCACAGTTAGTTTCTATATTCACTATTAACAGTCACATAGGTATCTTTGCTGGAAGTGGTGGTCAATGTGACCTTACAAACTCTAACTCATCATTTGGTGATTTTGGATTATTTGCAGATGGAACAAGTTTAGCAGAATTTACTGGTATTACAACTGGTGGAGCTACTGCTGAAAGTGATGTATTTCAATTCTTGAATGTGAAAGATGTTGATAATAACGTTCGTAAACCTTTTGATGGTCAATCACTATTCTTTAAAATAAATTTATCAGATTATCCAGAGGTTGCTGGTTATAGTGGTATTCTCACACAACCAATGAGAACCATTCGTAGTGTAAAGATAACTAATGGTGGAAATCCTGGTGAATATAGCACTGCTGCACCACCAAATGTATTAGTCACTGCACCAGCAGGACCAGAGGGAATTTTAGCAGAACTTTCTGCTAATGTAAGTGCTGCTGGAACAATAACATCTGTAGATGTGATAGCGAGTGGTAGAAACTTTTTACCAATTCAACCAATTGATATTTCATTTAGCACTGGTAGTGCAGTCGGCATCGCAGTTACAGATCCAATATTATTCACAGTTGATGATGCAACTGAACCTACCACTGCTGGATTAACCACAGTCACATTTAATGAATTTGTTCCATACAGTGTTGCTCAGGGAGTTGATGTTGAGTTCTTAAGAATCAGTCGTATCATTACTAGTTCTCATTCCTTTGAATACGTAGGTGCAGGTACCGACATAAATAGAGCAAACCCCTTCCAAGGTGGTGAGCCAATTCCTGAAAACGAAATCGTTGCAATCAATGGAGGTCAAGTTCCGTTCACAAGCACAGATCAAAAAGGTAATTTTAGAATTGGTTCTGGATTAGAGATTAATCAAACTACTTCAACCATTTCAGGAAGAGACTTCAACAGAGCGATACAAGCTAACCTAACTCCATTAATTCTTGCTTTGGGAGGATAATAAAATAATATGGCAATTGCACCAGTCAATAAGTTTCTATCTATTGCTGTTCCTGTAGCACCAGGTGAGCAGAAACTTTATGAAGTACCCACTGGTACTACTGCAATTTTGCTGTATGCACAAGTATCTAATGTGGGGATTGGGCAGACATATCCAACAGCAACTTTAATTCATAGAAGAGAATCAAGAAGCACAGGTAATAAGAGAGATATTAGAATAATTAAGGATATTGAGATACCACCCAATGACGCAGCGATACTTATTGATGGTAGATTAGTCTTAGAAAAAACACCACTGACTCTTGATAGATTATTCCTGAAGGGTGTGCAGTCGGGAGTGGGCACAATTACAAACGTTGTATACCATGAACCAACTGGTGTAGCTACCGTGACTACCATGAATCCACATAATTTTAACGTGGGTGATCCAATTACAATGAGTGGTATTGCATTTACTTGTTCAGGAAGCACAGGAATCACAACTACTATTTTTCCAGATCCACAGCAGTCTTATGTTGTAGATGAGATAACTAACGCTGTCGGTATATCAAGAACATTCACTGCAGTTATAGGAAGTTCAAAAGGATACCCTCACTTTTATAATCCAGCGATACATTATTTTGTTCGTTCAAGAAGTGAAGCAGTCACAGCAAACACTGGAACTAAGTATACGCCATCATTTGCAACATATACTGGTATAGATGGAGTTTTAACTTTAACATTAGGTGAGAATCATGGATTAGTCGCAGGATCAAATACAGTTCAGATTGCGAACGAGTCAATCATATTCACTTGCACACAAGATGGTAACTCCACAGAGCATGGTTATCCAAGAGCGACAGATCCGTATGCAGGAACTAATATTGCAATAGCGTCTACAACCGCTGATACAATATCTGTGAGTGTTGGTATTTCATCTTCAGGTGGATTAGTCGCACCATTACAGATGGAGTTTATAGCAAGTATCCTAGAAAATAGTACCGCATAATGACTCAGGGAAAGAAGTCTCAGCGATATTTAAGTGGAAGATCCAAAATTATTGGATTTTCTGGATTAAGCACAGATAGGCACCTGTATGTTGAACCAGGTCAGGTAGAACCTAACTTGGGATTTCCTGGTGAAAAAAGTTTACCAGCTTCAGGAACATATTATAAGTTAATTACAGTTCCAAATGGGACAACATTTGATCGTTACTGGCAGGAAGATTTACCAGCGACCCTTGTTAATGGAATATCAATATTTGATGAAGGGACATTAGTAGGCACAGCAAACACTGTTTCAAAAATAAATTTTGTAGGAGCAGCAGTGACTGCAACTGCAAGTGGAACCATATCTACGATTACAGTCACACCAGTTTCAATATCAACTCTTGCACCACCGAATGCGAGATCTGGGGATTTATGGTGGGATAGTGATGAAGGTGAGTTGAATGTTTATTATGAGGATGTTGATAGTGCTCAATGGGTATTAGCAAATAGTGGAATTGGAACTACCACTGGAAGTGGTGGTGCAGGAGGTGGAGCAAACGTAACTGTTTCTTCTAATCCACCAGGCACAGCTTCAAATGGAGATTTATGGTGGGATAGTGATTTAGGTGAACTCTACATTTACTACACTGATGGTGATAGTAATCAATGGGTTGAAACTTCAGGAGGAAGTGAAACTGTAACTATATCAGACGATGCCCCATCTAATCCAAATGATGGAGATTTATGGTGGGAGAGTGACACTGGATCTCTAAAAATATATTACAATGATGGAGACAGTGCTCAGTGGGTTGATTCTAACGCTGGTGTATTAAGTTCAGTATCATCGTTCTTAACTTGGAGTTCAAATAGTGCTGGAATTAATACTTCGTTGAACGTAGGTATAGGAACAACAAACGTAAGTGCTGTAGATGCAAACAACACAGCAGTCCTTGCAGTGGGTATAGTAACTGCATACAAATATTTTGGTGATGGTTCTAATTTAACAGGTATAAGTGGAGGTGGAGGTGCTAGTGTTACAGTATCAACCAGTGCTCCTGGATCTCCGAGTGCTGGTGATTTATGGTGGGATAGTGATGATGCTGACCTTTTAGTTTATTTTAATGATGGTAACAGTAGTCAATGGGTTAGCACTAATGCAGGAGCCACGGGTGCTCAAGGTGCTACTGGTGCTCAAGGTGCTACATCTGCACAGGGTGCACAAGGTGCTCAAGGTGCTCAAGGTGCTGCAGGTTCAGCAGGATCCACTGGTGCTCAAGGAAATCAAGGTGCTGCTGGTGCTGCTGGTGCTCAAGGTGCAACTGCTGCTCAAGGTGCTCAGGGTGCTCAGGGTGCGTCTGGTGGAGGAGGATCAAGAACAACTGCAAACGCAGCAACAGGATCAATAGCAAATAATGCGTCGGGTAATATTTCAATAACAGCAGCAAAGACATACGCATTATTAAAAGTTCAAACATCAGCAGCAGCATGGGTAACTTTGTATACAGATTCCACAAGTAGGAGTAATGATGCGAGTAGAGCAGAAACAACTGATCCAACACCAGGTTCAGGTGTCATCGCTGAAGTGATAACAAGTGGTGCTGCAACTCAGGTCATGACTCCAGGTGTTATTGGGTGGAATGATGATGGTACACCTGCTTCAACCGTATATGCAAAAGTAGTAAATAAAAGTGGAAGCACTCAGGCAATAACTGTAACTCTACATTATCTTGCATTGGAGAGTTAAATGAACGAATATATTGTTACTTGTAAATCCTACGAAGATTTAGAAAATTTCTATGATGATATGGAGACACCTGGTGGATCTTTATATATTCCTAACAGATCAGTTGATTTAGTTCATAGGAGAACGATTAGTCGTAATACTCATTATATGCTGACCGAAGAGGAGGCAGCGGAGATTAGAAAAGACGAGAGGGTGATTGCTTGCGAACGACCAGCAAAAGATAGAGGTATAGAA